CAGCCCTTCGGCGCCAGATAGGCCACGCGGAGGGCTTCCACCGTGTCGAGTAACGGCCGCGCCGGAACCGTGGTGGTGACCAGCACATCGTCGGCTTCGAACATCCAGCCGCGCGCATCCACCGCGGTCACCGTCCCGCCGCCGCTCCCGCCATCCAGGCGCAGATCCTTGACGGTGGACACCTCGCCGCCGAACTCGAGCGCGCCATCCTGGGTAATGTGCAACGTGTCGCCATCCACCGGCCGGAAGGCGCCAGTGGTCACATCCTGATCCAGGAACTCGATCCGCGCCGTCTCCATCGCGCCGTCCTTCTGGATGCGCAAGGTGCGATACCGCGTAAACGCGTTCCGCGTGACCCCGTTGATGCGAATCAGGAACGCCATGGCCTCACCCGACCATCGCGGCGATATCGTCCAGCCGCCGCGCCACGTGGTAGCCGACGCGATCGCCATCGAGGTAGACATCGCCCGGCCCGCCGGCGCCCTGTGTGGCGCGCTGCGCGGCGTTGGTCCCGCCTGGAGGCGGCGCTGGCGTGGTCGGCGGCAGGCCAGGGCCGGTGGGCGGCGTGCCCGTCTGCTGGTACTCGTACTCGATAATGATCCTCGGGCGGATAGCGGCGAAGGTGTCCGTAATCGCCTTACCGGCCGCCTCCGCCCCACCCTGCGCGCCCTCCACCAGATCCCCGGTGAAGATGCCGATCATGTGATCGAGGCGTTCGACGACTTTATCCATGGCTGAGGCCATGCGGTCTTCAGCGGGCCGGAACTTGTCGCCGATCGTCCCGGCGGCCTCGGCCTGATCCAGCAGGGCCTTCGTCGCGTCATCAACTTCGTAGCCGAAGTCCTTCACGAGCTGCCAGACGTTCTGGAGCGGCTGGTGCAACATCGCTAACGCGTTGTCACCGGAGGCGCCGCCGTCGATCATGGCCTGGAACGCCGTGGTAATCGTGCCCGCGAAGCCCTCGAACGTCTGCTGCGTGAGCCAGCCCGTGTTGTTCAGGGCCGCCATCGCCTGCGACGCGAAGCCCGCCTGCTCAATCATCGGCCCGAGCTTTTCGTCCTTCAGGATGCCGAGCTGCGCGTTGAGCGCATCGAAGCCAGGCGTCGACCCGGCGCCGGCCAGCACGGCGTTCTGCTGGAAGGACTCCAGCAGCGGCGCCATCTGCTTGAGCGCGTCGATCGAGCTCATGCCCTGACGCGTCAGTTCCGCGAACACCGCCGGCAGACTCTCGCCGATGGACGCCACCAGGCCGGCCGACAGCGGGCCGCTGTCGAGCGCGCCCTGCAGGCCCTGCATCAACGAGCCGACCTGCTGATCGATGAACGCCTGGGCGGCCTCCGTGCGCGGCCCACCGCCCACCGCGAGCGCGGCGCGCGTGTCCTGCATCTGCTGCCGAGACAGCACGCCGTTGACCGCGGCGACCTTGTCGAGTTCCTTGGTCAGCGCCTCGGCTTGCTTCTTTTCCTTTTCGAGCGCGTCCGAGAGCTTGGTGGTGGCCTCTTCGTACGCCTTCGTGTTCTTCGTGTTGTTGAGGATCTTGGTCGTGACTTCGGACTCGGACATGCCGATCCGTTTCGCCTGCTCGATCAGGTTCTCGCGGGTGCCAAACATCGCGAGCAGTTGCGTCTTGTGTTCCTGCAGCGCGGCGATGGCTTCCTTCTCCTTCTTCGCGCCACCCAGCCAGCCCCCAATCAACCCGGCGGCGCCGCCAATGACCGCGCCCATGCCCGCGCCAATCGGACCGCCGACCATGCCCATCATGGCGCCCGTCGCCGCACCGGAGGCCGCCCCCGCGAGCGCGCCCTTGCCCTTGCTGCCCGCCATGTAGCCGAACTGCCCGCCGACAGAGAAGCCGGCCATGCCCATCCCGAGGGCCGCGCCGGCCTTGCCCTTCGCACCGGTGTCGCCGAAGCCCTTCTCGCCGAAGAGCGCCGATCCAATGGCCTTACTGAACGCCGTGCCGGCACTCATGGCGGAGAAGAAGCCGCCCGCCAGTTGCGCGACATTGGCCGTGGTGCCGCCGATGTTCTGCGCCAGCGTCGCGAAGGCCTGCGCGGCCTCCTGCACCGCGCCCGTCCAGTCGTGGGTCGCCGCCGTCACCTGCGTGACTTTGACCTTTGTCCCTTCCACCGCCTGCGGCAATTTGAGCAGGTTCGCGGTGAGCGGGTTCGTGCTGGTGATCAGCCCCGTCATGGCCTGATTCGACCCGCGGATCTTGTCGGACAGCACTTCGGCCGTGCGCGCCGCGCCGCTGATGCTGCCCTGCACCGTCAGCATGTTGACGGCGACCCGCTGCGACTGGATCGGGAGCTCGTTCAGGGCGGCGCCGATCGTGCCGGTCGGATCGCCGATCGCCTTCGCGCGCATCAACTGATCGGCCAGCGCCTTGATGTTCTGCGCCGGGATGTTCGAGGCGCCGATGGAGTTGATCTGTTTCGCGAGGCGTTCCGCAGCGGCGACCTTGTCTGCGCCCGTCAGCGCGTTGATCTCGTCGGCCCATTTCTTCGCCGCGGCCTCGGCGGCCTTGTCCACCTTCGGCGGTGTGGGCACCACCGCTGGCGCCGGTTTCGGCCCTTCCAACATGATGTCGCCTTTGGCGGTGGCCGCGCCGAGGGCCGCGAGGTCGCCTTCGTTCATCGGCCCCATATAGGTCCGGAACGCCGTCGCGGCGAGGTTGCCGAATGGCCCCATGCCGGCAAACATTGATGCGCTGCCCTGCACCGCCACTTTGAACGCGGTATCGACGTCACTCTTGATCTGGGCCAGCGCGCCTTTGAACGAGCCGGCGAGGTTCGCGAAGATGTTCGCGAACGCGACCTTGCTCTTCAGGGCCATCCGGTCCCACGCATCGCCCATGTCGTCGAGCGCCTTGATGCTGTCCTCGTGGATGACCAGGCCCAGGCGCGAGGCCTCCGCCGCGGTGTCGGTGAAGCCGCCCTTGATGGCGGGCAACAATTCGGCGCCCGACTTGCCGAACAGGTCCATCGCGACCTGCGTCTGCTTCATCGGATCGGGAATCTTCGCGATCGCCTCGGCCACGGTATTGAACGCCGCGCCAGGTTCCATCGCCGCGAGATTTCCCAGCGTCAACCCGACATCCTTCAGGGCCGCGGTGGTACTGTCGCCACCTTCCGAGAGACGGTTGTTGAGTTGTGTCACCGCGCCGGTGACGGTCTCCATCGAGGCGCCCGCCTGCTCCGCGGCGTAACTGAAGGTCTGCACCTCCGTCGTCGTGAGTCCCGTCTTCGCCGCCAGGTCGGCCACCTTGCCACCGGTCGCCAGCGCCTCGAGCGCGAAGTCCTTCAGTGCCGACACGCCCATCGTGGTGAGGCTGGAGGCGATCCCGGCAATCGCGCCAATGCTCGCCGTCTTCATGGCGCCGAAGCCGCCGGCCACCTTCTCTGTCTGTCCCACCATGCCGGCCGCGAAGTCACCGGACGGCGCCGCCTTGCTCAGCGCCTCCGCCTGGGTGCGCGCCGCATCCAGCGCCGTCTTCACGTTCGCCATATCCGCCGGCACCTGGCGGCCCATGCGCGTGAACTTCTCCGTCGCTTCGTCGATGGCCGCGCCGTACCGCTTGAGTTCCTTGTCGGTGAGCGCGGCGACGCCGCCTTCAATCTTCCCAATCGCCGCCACGGCCACGGCCGCCTGCTCGGCAATCTTGTTGCCCTGGAGGGCATTGGCCATCTTTTCGAGCTTCGTCGCGGACTTGTCCGCGGTCGCGTCGAACTTCCGCAAGGTCACGTCGACCTTCATCAGTTCGGACACGAACGTGCCGAAGTCGGCGTCAAACTTCGCGGAGAGCGCCATCAGTCGATCCCGGCCTGCGGTGTCGAGGGGCCTTCACCGGTAATGCGCGGCGTGCCGAGACCCTCTGGTGCGTTGGCGATGACATTGGCGCGCAGCCGCGCGTTGAGCTCGCGCCGGTTGGCAATGGCGGCGGCCATGAGGTAGGGCTTCGCCGTCGCCCGTTCGGACCCGAACTCGACGACATGCGCGTACTCGGCGCCTGCGCGGACACGGCCCGTGATGGCGTAGCCGTCCGTGCGGACCGTGCCGCGGATGGACCGCTGCAGTTCACCGGTCACGACAGGCACCGCGGCACGCGCCTCGCGGATGGTGTCCTCCACCGCGGCGGCCACGGCATCGCCGGCCTCGGACACCAGCGCGGCGCCGTACCGCGTGATGGCGTGCCGGAGCTCGTCGACGCCGGTAATCTTCAGCCGCAGACGGTTCGGCATCTTACAAGTCCTCGCGCCGCTCGGTGCCGAGCAGATCCTTCGGAGTCAACCGCGTCCCCTTCGCCGTCCAGGGCGCGAGCAGCCAGACGGCCAACTCGGCGACCTGATACCGCGTCCGTTGTTCCTGCTGGCGCCACCCCTCCACGAGGTACCCGAACTCCCGAAGCGTGAACCGCGGCAACTCCCACGGCCGCAGGCCCAGCATGCCGAAGGCAAACGGCTGCACGTCTTCGACCCACCGCGCCACCGTGCCGCGCGGCGGCTTCGGGAGCACGGTCACTAAGGGTTGGGTTCGGACTCCTCCCCGTCATCCTCGTTCGTGTCGATCTGCTTGTACCAACTCGACGCTTCAATGGCGTCGGTGATGTCCTTGCGCAGTTGCCGGATGTTCGAGCCCGGCAAATCGACGTAGTGCTCGAGATGCTTGCGCGTCAGGTTGATCGTGAGGTTCTTGTCTTCGTGCTTCAGCCCGGCCCACAACACGAGCACCAGCGCATTGAAGCTCCAGAGTTGCAGACTCCGCACGATTTCCCCGGAGGGTTTGCCGTCCATGGCGGTCTCGAGGGCCAACATGGCGGCAATGTCGTAGCGCAACGTGCGTTCTCGTTGCCCGAACTGAATGAGAGTGGCCATACGCGATCGGTGCCTCCTCCGCCGCGTGGATGAGCGCGCCTGGCCGGCGCGCCCCTGTGTGTGTGGTTACCGCTGCCGGGCCGCGCGACCCGCGCCCAAGCCTCCGACGACCGGGAAGGTCCCGTGCACCTCGGAGTTGATGTTGAGTTCGACCTCAAGCTCGGTGAGCGCCGACGGGTCCGCGCCGCCGATGGTCTGCGCGCGGAGCACGTTGGCCGTACCGCTGATCATCGGCTGCCCGGTTGCGCCGCCATCGGGCCCGTACTCGTAGGCCAGGTCGACCAGGCCCTTGACGTCCTTGGACAGATCGACCGCCGCCGCGGACCACTTCAGCCGGACGGTCATGCGGTCGCGCTCGAAGGTCGGCTCGAACTCCCGCTTGGTGGAGGTGATGACTGTGCCATCGACTTCCTCCGCTTCGTTGGCGGCGGTGATCGTCCGCACATGCGGCGACCAGTCCGTCAGCACGCCCAGCGAATCCGCGAGGGCGAAATATGCACCTTTGCCTGTGGCCATGGTCGCGCCTCTTTCGTTACGGGAAGACGCCGTGGATTTCCGAGTTGATGTTCAACTCGATTTCGAGTTCGGTGAGCGCGGACGGGTCCGACCCGCCGATGGTCTGGGCGCGCAGGACGTTGGCCGTGCCGGTGACCTTCGGCTTGCCCGCGACGTTGCCGGCCGGCCCGTAGACATACGGGACGTTGACCGCGCCCTTGATGCCGGTGTTGAACGTCACCGCCTCGGACGACCACTTGAGGCGCACCGTCATGCGGTCGCGCTCGAAGGTCGGCTCGAACTCGCGTTTGGTGGACGTGATGACCGTGCCGTCAACCTCTTCGGCCTCGTTGGCCGCGGTCACCGTGCGCACCATGTGCGAGATGTCCGTCGGGGTCGTGGGATTGCCCAGATTCAGATAGGCGCCTTTGCCGGTTGCCATGACTCTCCTCCGCTCCTACAGCACGCGAACCCGAAACCAGAGCGGCCGATGTCGCACGGCAATCCCGGCCACGTCCTCGGTGAATTCGCCTATCGCCTGCTCGTAACTGACGTCGCCAGGCGCCGTGAACCCGTCCACATCCATCGCGATCCCATCCAGGGCCCGCCGACACGCCGCGGCCATCCGCCCAATCTCCGCCGCGCCGCGGTAATCGCTGACCGCCGTCACCGCGCAGATGGCATCCACGCCGCCCAGGCCCAGCGTGTCGTCGTCGGTCTCCGTCGTCACGTCGACGCGGAGATACGGTCGCGGTGTGCCGGACGAGACGTAGTTCAGAATCCGGTCCGCGGGCACGATCGCCGTCACTTCCGGCGCCGCACGCAGCGTCTCGACCACAGCGCCCACGATGTCACCGACACCACTCGACGACGGCCGCGCCATTACTGTCCCCGCTCCGCGCAGTACAGCTCCAGCACCGCCCGCCGCTGCAACTCCACCGGCGGCCCGATGACCTCGAGCACGCGCCCGTTCCAATCAATCCGCGTATGGGCATCAATGCCTGGGTGGTAGCGCAGCCGCACCCGATACGCGAGCGTGACTTCGACCGCCGCCGCCGCCATCCGTTCCGTGCCACGCAGCCCGTCGATGGCCGCATAGACCTCGGGCGGGTCGAGCGGCGCCCAGGTCGGAATCTGCCCGCCTGCGCCATCATCGGCAAACGTGGCCGCCGACAGCGCGACGCGTTCGGTCAGCTTCCCGGCGACTTCGCTCATGCCTGCACCACGCCGAAGCTCGTGACGCCCGACTCCGCGTACGCCTGCGCCTTCGCCAGCGCCTCCGGGTCATCGCGATGCTGGTACCGGAGCAGCGTCAACGTCCGCACGTACTGCCGAATGCCCGGCGGCACCGCGTCCGGCGTCGCGTACCCCGCCGTGACATCAATGCGCAGCAGCACCGGCGCCGTACTGGTCGAGAGCGGCGCCACCCCCACGCGTCCCCGGCCGAGATAGGCCAGCGGCGTCCGCAGCCCATCGACGGCCGCGAGTGCCACGGGCGGATCCGGCGGCACGAGGTCGTCGACCGTCACGTACGTCACCGCATCAATCGAGACGATGGGCGCCAGCGGCAACTCCACCGCCGACAGCCACGCATCGGCTTCGATGCGGAACGTCCCCGGCAGGACGATGCGCCCCGTCAGCCGCTCGAGCTCCTCGCGCGCCGCGGTAATCAGCGACGCGACCAGCGGCTCCTCGGTCGGGTCCGTGATGCGGCCGTAGGCCATGACATCGGCCGACGACACCGGCTCCTCGGCACCGGCCAACACGGTCAGCCGCTCGACGAGCGTCACCGCGGACCTCCGCGCGGGCCCGCCTGCGGCACCGGTGCCAGGTCGGTCGTGTCCGGGGCCGGCGGCGCAAGCACCACCGGTCCCTCGACGACCACCGGCACCTCGAC